CTCCTGTTCCGAATATATCTGCTGTCGATGGCTTTCCCGCATCCGCGCCCTTTCCGCCTGTAGACCTACTTGCGGCATTTCCGTTTGCGCTAGCGGCTGCGCCACCGCCACCACCAGCATATTTGACATATTGATACGAATAAAACGTATAGCTTCCTATTGTTACCTGTGGCCCAAATCCGTTTTCAAGAGTCCCTCTATTTCCTCCTGTGGCTTCATATCCAGGTTCTTCGATATCCTCACCTCGCTCTGCTGGGGTTATTCCTGCGCCAAGAGTGAGGTAGCTTCCGTCTCCTCCGGATGCCCCTGGAATCCCTGCACTCCCTGTTTTCCCGTAAGTAATTCCGCTAATTACATCCGGGAATCCAGAATCCATTCGATCCCCTGACTTGCTTGAAAAAACTTTTGATCCATATGATAGCTTTGTTTCTCCGCCCTCAGCAGCCGCAGAGGATGAGGTTTCCCCTGCTCCGCCAGCTCCAATAGTTATGGTTATCTCTCTATTGTTCGTTTCAATTTCCACATCAACTATATGTATATATCCACCAGGTCCCGGTGCGCCAGCCGCTCCGCCATTTCCCCCTATTCCTTGTTCTCCGACACCTTTTCCACCATAAGGTGCTGCCGTAGACGATTTCCCGGCGGTTCCATTGTTTCCCGCCTCGCCAACGCTGCCACCTGATCCGCCGCCAATTAAGACAGCTCTGACAGTTGTAACTCCATCGGGTACGCTCCATGCTCTATTTGTCGATATGATCTCCGATTGTTCGTACAACACAGTTTCTTCAATCACTGTCGGTACAAAACCCACCAAACTCTTTTCCTGCGCCCTCAGCTTCCCGGAAAGTGTAATATCCTCACTCTCTAGGCATGCGGCAGAAAAGCTGTGATCAAACGGGTGGTAGACGCTAAAGCGGTCCCCGGTCCGCTCTGCTCCATATGTCGTAGGGGCGCTAATAACCTCTGTGCATTTGTAATAGCTCACCATCCGCTCTGCAACGGCGTTTGAATTAACTAAAGAGACCAAAGTTGCGTCGGAAACCGTTTTAATATTTTCATCAGCCTCTGCGTTGACTGTCTTTGTAATTTGCCGGGTGTTATGCACATATGGCCGACCTTGAAGCGTACCAGATCCAGACGAGATCTTGGCGTAGTTTGCCCCACTTTCTAAGATAGAAAATCCCGTGGCTTCTAAGCCGTAGTGGGGTTCTGAGAACGTAATAACATCTCCGTAAGAAGCCGTACCCTCAAAGAGAGATTCCGGCTCTCCCCCCTCTACATACTGGTGTTCTGTCACAGACACACCTGATACCTCAGATCCGTACTCAACCGTAGCGTCATTATATATCCGGTCAGCTGGAACAGTAGAAGAAATCCCGTCCCACAACCCTTCTATACGGAGAGTTCCCAGCATATCTTCTTTAACTGTCGCCCCAGTCGCAAAAAGAACCTGTGATAAGTTTTCTCGCGGTGTGGCAATGGGGAGCCACCCATATAACTTGATATCTTTTATATTGCTCTTGACAGATACGGGGATCGTACCACAAATATCTTTCACTATTTGTTCAGCGGTTTCTCCTGTGTATATTCCTCCCATGTGCCTGCCGTTTTGAAGCAATCCGATTTTCGACGTTGCGCTAATGGTGTATAGTTTAGGGGCGACTCGTTTGATGCTCTGGACGTAGAAGATCCCGTCTTGCGCTCCATTAAAATAGCGTGTCAGTTTTGCGTTTCGACGGAAATTAACAATAGACGGGTCGTTGCACTCCACCGTTATATTTAACGTATCAACTTCTAGCGAAGCGGATAAGAGGTCCCGACTGCGGTATAGGTTTCCGCTTTCTACCAAATCCTGTGTGAACGTCCAAGTTTCATATTCAAAATAGTTACCAGCGGACATATATTCACCCCGTTATGGTGTTCTCTGCGGCTTGATTGCAGAAAAATTCACTTGAAGTCCGGTCCACCTCCGCTCTCCGGCCACCTTCCCTTTATATCGGTCCGTTCCGTCAGACACCATAGCATCAAACGTAATGGTGCTCTGCCCATATGGAAGAGTAATAGAATGGCTGTTGATCGGGGCGCTAATTGCCTGATAAAAGCTGTCGTAGGCTGCTCTGTCTTTAGGTTCCGGTTCTACATAAAGCGAATAATCATAATAAGTGCCAGTTAAGTCCCTCTCATGCCGCCCGGAAAGCATGTCCCCGGCGTTGACCCCCTCGACAAGCCGAAAAGACCTGTCAAGGGTATCAAACTTACACCTAACGTTGTAGTGGATTCCGTCCATATCTATCCCGGTCATTGTGCCCTCCTTACTTGTTCACAATGCTTACTCCGCGTCGGGCTGTCTCGTCATCGATATACGGGACCATCAGCCGCCCGAATGTCACGCCGTCTACCTGCATAATAGCGTTCACGCTGACTGGTCGGTATCCGCCGCCACTCCCGTTTTCCTCCCGGTAGATTTGCCTAAGAGTAGATTCCGGGGCAATGATTTCCCTCTCCGTCTTGTTGTCCCCTACCAGGGCGAGGTATGAATCATTCGGCGGAATCACGCCGCCGTTAGCATACGCCGGGTAAGCATTGTATTCATTTCCCGTTGCGGCTTTCGCTCTCTTTTGTGCTGAGTTTACTGCATTTGTAACCAAAGCGATTCCGGTAACAATTCCAGCTGCTGCAACTAATGCACCACCAATCCCAGTCAAAGCTCCTAATGCTACCGCCAAAGTACTTACTGCAACTAGCAATAGCCCGATAACAGATGCAGCCCGCTCGATTGCGCTCATGTCGCTCCACGCGCTGATTACCTGCGCTGCAAGAGCGACGAACGTCCCGATCCCTGCTACCACTAATCCGGTTTGTAAGTTTAATTTGCTAAATAATTCAATCGCTTTTGGCAGGACACTTGATACACCTGAAATAACCCCGGCGATTGGGCTGATTGCTGCAGCAAGCGCCAGCATTACAACTATTGTTGCTTTCCCTCCATCGTCCAAAGAATTAAACCAGTCTAAAAATTTTGTTGCCAGCTCTGTCACTTTAGTAACAATCGGCTGAACGCTTTCTGCGAGTTCTGCCAAGGATTGTTGAAGGTCTGCACTCGCTTCTTTATTCTTAACCAGCTCTTCGTTATTCTTTACCCATTCTTCATATGTGGCAGAAAGCCCGGAGTGAGCTAGGGTCGATAGCGCATAATCCTGTTTTTGCGCTTCTGTTGTGCAGTTGGCTAGCCCAGCCGAAAAGTTTTCCGCTCCAATCCCAAGTCGGTCAAGCAGTTCGGCAAACTGCCCGGTAGCCTCTCCGGTTGCAAGCGTCTCTTGCAGGCTGTCTGCAAGACTTTCTATTTTCATTGTGTCCGGGAACGCTAAATATGCGGCGGAGAGATTTTCTACAGCTTTTTGAAGGTTGCTTTCTGTAAAACCGGCCTGCAACAAATTAGAGACCGCTTCCACACTACTGTCTGTCTCGTCGCTTACAACGGCAAAATTTTTAAAAGCTTCTCGAGCCGAATCAATCCCAACTCCAGCCATTCGAGCATTGTTGTCCAATTTAGAAAGATCACTTCTCAACTCTTCGGTCGCTGGAACAGTAGCCACCGCCGCCGCACCTAAAGCTCCAATCGTCTTTGTAACAGGGGAAAATGCGTTGCTAATTTTTCCAGCCGTTTCAGATACGTTCCCGGCTTTTTGGTTGAATTTGTCTAGCCCACTGGCGCAATCTTCAAAAGCCTTTTCTGCGTCTTTTGCCGCTCTTTCGGACTCAATTAGCTCCCGCTGTAATGCGTCATACTGACCTTGGTCTATCCTTGGTCCGTCAATATCTGCCAAGGACTGTTTCAAAGTTTGTACCTCCGCATCAGCATCATCAACCACCTTGGAAAGCCGCTCTATCTCAGCTGTAGCTTCTTTGATTTGCTCGGAACTTCCTCCGCCGTCAGTCTGCTGAAGCTTATCCAGCTTGTTTTGCATCTCCAGCAATGCATTCCCGGCTGCCTCAGCCCGCTTCTGTGCGTTCTCTAAGTCATTGCTCAGTTTTTCATAGGTGTTGTTGCGCTCCAAGGCTTCTCCGGCGCTTTCCATAGCTTCTTTTAGTGTCTTAACCTTTTCGGCTGTTGCTTCAACCGATTGAGCTAACAGCCTCTGCTTTTGCTCTAAAAGAACCGTGCTTTTCGGGTTCATTTTCAAAAGGCGTTCTACGTCTTTTAGTGCACTTTGGGTATCCTTGATATTTTTGTTGGTCCCGGACAGCGCCTTATCTAACTTTGTGGTATCGCCGCCAATTTCGATTGTTATTCCTCTGATTCTATTTGCCATGATACACCTCTAAAAAGAATCGAAATCCTCTTGGGTTGGTAGATAATCGTAATTATATTGATCGTTTCCGGCTTCAATCATCATGTCCGTAACCATGCCAATAGTCAGAAGTTCAAGATCCCTGATTGGGATTCCTAGTTGCGCAGTCCGAAGAAGAAACAGTGCCGTTGTTAGCTCCCGCTCTGTTGGTCTAGTTTTTTTTTGATATCTGCCAGAGACTCGTTATTCGCACGCCACAAATCCATTAATTCCGGGAAAATGCTGTAAATAGAGAAGGTATCGAATGTATCCAGCCACTCTTCCGGTGAGCTTTCTTTCATCTCCGGGTTTCCGTGCTTCGCCATAATAAACGCAACATTTTCAAAAACTTCCAAAAGCCTCATCGGAATGTTTCCGTCTCCGTTCTCCGCCGATTTTACGGCGGAGTCGATTTCTTTCATGTCTTGCATAATATCGCGGCGAAACTTAATGCGGTAAAGGCGCGGCACAGCGGCAGTAGCCCGAAATACAACCGTTCTCCCATCAATTACAATTTCCTTCGTCATACGCCAACGTCTCCCGGCTGCCAGACAGAGCTGTACCATGCGTTGTAAACGCTTTCAGTGGTCGTTGCAGTTGTTTTTGCTTTAATATTTCCGTTTTCAAGCGGAGACGCTGTAATTGTCATGCTTTCGGTTGTCGGTTCTTTTGTGTTGGTCGTTGTCGCTCCAGAAATGCCAGGACGGGTTGCTGAGCAGTTATACAGGACATGCCGGGTCGCTTTTTGATCTCCACTAAACTCAAAAAGCAGCGCAAATGACTTGGGTTCTGCGCTAACATTCTCCACCATGACTTTTGACGTTTCATCTTCCGTTTCCATGAGTACGTCTTTTCTGAAACTGTCAGGAATCCTTGCGATCTCAAGTGTTCCGCTGTATCCATCATTTGCAGCAGTAACATAATAAGCCACATCATCGGCATAGAATGTGCTTGGATCTCCCTGTGCGTCTAACGACAAATTGACCGCCCCGGGGATTTTTTGGGGCGTGCCAAAGGATACTTCTCCATCTTCTCCGGGGGTCAAGACTGCGTAATGGACGTTTTTAAGTCCAAACTTTACTTTGTTTTCAGGCATTTATTTACACCTCAATTTCATAGATAGTCTCATATAGCCGCTCATCTGGAATATATAAAAATTCTTTCTCGAACGGCAGTTCATGGTTGTTTAAAACTGTCTCTATCGCATCTTCGGCTCCGGTATCCTTGCCCTCTGCGTACAACTCGATCTGGACGTGTTTTATACTCTTATAGACCTGATTGTCTGCCATAAAGTTGTTGCTATACGGGTCAAGGAACACGCCATAAGGCAAGCTGGGCGGTTTTTCCCAATGATGGTAAGAAAACCTTATCCCAGTTGCATCTAGCATATTCTGGATTTCTTCAAGACTCATCGGAGCTTCCCTCCCTGGCTGCCTCTTCCGTTTACGGTGAGGGTCACCCGCTGTTCCAGTGCCTTAACCGCCGCTTCTTCCGCCGGACGAATATGTGGCTTTCCTTCTGTTCGGCTTCCGTCCCTATTCAAATGGCCATTCTCCAGAAGATGGGTTAATTGGTAATGATCTTTATTGTAAATTACAACGAAGAGTGCATTTTTCGCTTGCTTTGATTTTTTTAGTTTCCATCCCTTTTTATAGGCTCCGGTTCTTTGGGGCGATTCGTTCTTTACCAACTTTAGGCACTCTTTCCCGGTTTTTTCGACATCTTCTTTTACACCTTCTGTGATTTCATCCGCGAATTCTCTCAGTTCTCCATTGACCGCTTCCAGTAGGTCGTCCACTTTAATGGCCATCGTTTTCCTCCAAAGTTAGGTCGGTTACTAAAAGCCCATTACTGTCCGTGGTGTACTGTACCTGTATAACATGGTGCTCTACTCCATCAATCAGGCAAATATCATTTACTTTGATTTTTTCCGGGGTCCTCCATATGCGGATTAAGCGGTCTGCATGTTGCCCGTTTCTGGCAGCCTCATAGTTCCTGGTTATGCCGACAGTCCGCTCTTCAAAGCAAGTTTCAACCTTTGCGACTAAAATCCTAGTTTTTGGTATCTTTGTATCATCCCACTCCGCAGAGCAAATCTTGCACAATCCGGAATCAAGCATCTTCTTCCCCTTTCATTTTCTGTGAGGCTAGGATGTCATGCCGCAGTTGTCGGAGATATGCAGGCTCCGTTTCTCCGGTAATTCGTTTTCGGTACATCCAGGCTGCGGTCCCGACTACGGCCATTGTATAGTCGTAGTCGGGAACAGTCTCGATTCCCTGTCTGGATAAATGTTGCTTTGCCGCCAGAAGCAGGGTGTTTAAATACTCGTCATCTCCAAGCTCAATCCCAATTCTCTGTAGGTCAAGCTTTAATAGCTGTAAAGCATTTTTCATTTCCTGTTGTCATCCGTTCACACATCGTCCTCTACCTTGTTAGCTACATCCTCCGCAAAAGACATGCTGGTGGTCGGGGTGGTCGCATTCAGGCCGAACACCACAAAACCCTCCGGGATAACGGGGAGGCCGTCATAGCGAGCAGTCGCCTTGAATACCGTCTGGTCCTCGATGAATCGAACATGCTCACTCTGAGCGATTGTGGTCCCGGCCCGCTCCGCCAACAGATAGAGATCTCCATAGCCGCCGATAATATTGTTATCGGGGATGAAATCCAGAATCTCAATAGTGCCGCCAAGAATAGGCATGGTCTGGCTCATTCCGGTGACCACAGCGCCGGATGCGTTGATGGTCAAGGCCTCGGACATCATGGTCGTGTATGTAGTCTCGTTCATGGCCCAAAACTTTGCCCCGGAAGTGTACTTGTTCTTTGCCGCTCCGGAACCTTTCAGAACATTTTGGAACAGTTTTACGCCAGTGCTGTTGGCTGCGGTGATCGTCTGGATGTTGGTGGTGTGCAGGTCCGCCCAGGGACGGCTGGTGGCAGGATAACCAGTGGGCTTCGTGGTCTGGGCAAGACGGGCCACAATGCCAAGCGGCATCTTAGTTCCAGTTCCATACAAAATAGCCTTGTCCAGCGCATAGCCAATAGCCTGACCGAGAGCGGAGATAATTTCACTGGCAAGTGCAATGTCGGAATCCTCCAGGGTAGCATTGCACACAGCGATATATCCACCAACTTTATATCCATCTACCTCGACGGAGCTAAAGTACAAGCTAAGTTCATTCAGAGTGGCGCACATTTCGGTCCACACAGCTTCAGGAATAGAACCCATAATATTCTGGCGGGCCTTTCCTGGAACGTTGCGCGCATTAACATGCTTCATGAGCTTGCTGTACTTCATGGCGCTTTCCTTCACTAGTTCCAGAACTACTGTAGGAATTAGAAGCTCAGATCCAGTGATTGCCCGCTTCTGCTTGCCCAGTTCGCGGGTGCGCTCCAGAAAATCCTTGACATCCTGGTTAGCGAAAAACGCATCCCGCTCCTGATTGTTCATGCCGAAAAATTTCATTCTGGTTTCCAATTTCTTAAGCTCCTTTCGCTGCTCCTTCGAACCTGCCTTAGGTGCGTTTTCTTCAATTTCTTTGATTTCGTTTTCGGCGGCTTCAATTTCAGCCTGTAGCGCACTTTGATCGTCCCGGTTTTTCTGCTTCTCGGCCTCAAAGTTATCCACGGCCTCTTCCACAACCGCTTTCTGCTCATCGGTCTCTGCCTCGGCAATGGCCTGCTCAAGCTCCGCTTCCCGAGTTTCAAAACTTTCCGCTGCCTTCCGCAGTTCATTCAAAGCCTCTTTTTTCTCGCTGATTTTCTTCCTCAGCATCAACACTTTAAGTGCCATGTCATGCTCCTTTCAGTCTTTCATTCATTTTTGCTTTCCACGCTTCCGTTTTCCGTCGTTCTATCTCCTGATACTCCATCTTCCTGGCCGAAACGGCGGTTTCCTCATAAGCTGGGAAAGTGACTACCGACACTTCAAACAGTTCGACTTCCCTAATAGTCCAATGAACAGCCCCGTCCTCTCGGATCTCGGTATCCTCCTTGACAATGTTGAATCCAAAGCTGCACTGGTCCACATCACCACGCTTCACGCGGTTATATAGGTTCATAGCATCCGTATCGTTCGGATTAATACGAATCTTTCCCCATAATCCGTGCGAATCTTCGCGCAATTCCAGTGTCCCTGCTTTGCTCCGTCCCAACACAAGCCTTGTCTCATGGTCTATCAAGGCACGAACATCATTACCCAGCGTATTTGCAAACGCTCCAGGCGCTACACTTTCAGACGCGCCCGGCCAAAGGTCGTAATTGCTGTTGAAAACAGAAAAATATCCTTCGATGTAAAAATCGTCGTTATCTTCTCTGGTTTCGAACTTAGACGGGATAGACCGCATCTGTCGTTCAGTTCTCTCCAAGGTCAACGCCTCCAATCAGCTTTTTTTGGTCCCCAATCATGCCGCGCGGGATATAGTTTTCAAGAATGACTAGCTCGTCCAGTCCATCCATCGGATTCAGGCCAAGCCAGTCTCTCACTTCGTTCCCTGTCATGATCCCGCGAACAAACTGGTCATCGCCCACTTGGGCAAGTTCGTTGAGATCATAGGCGTACAAAGACCTGGAGTTGAGCTTAAAATACCAGTCCGGAGAAAGCAGCAGCTTTCGGGTCATTTCCTGCTGAATGCTTTGAGCGATTGGCATAATCGTGGCATTAATAAAATTGTTCCATTCGTTCTTATCAAATTCTCCGGCCCCAACGACATAGGGTGGAACACCGAGAATCGAGGCTACGGTTTTTTTATCCAGCGTTACACTGTCCGATAAAGCCAAGTCAGTCAAAGATAGCGGCTTCACTTGTTCCACTTCCATAAAACCCGAAGGAATGATCCACGGCTCTCCGCTTCCGTCTGTGGATATGTATTCTTCCAGCAGCCTTTTTCTCCCTTTAGGGCTTGAAAACTCGTCTGCTAACGCATCCACTTTAACAACAAGAGATGGTTTCCATTTGCTTTCCATAAATCCGCGCTCAGTCGCTGCCGCTTGTTTCAAGTTGTGAGCCACGTCTTTTAGTACCGCCCGATAGCCCTGTCCTCTCCACGGATTTTCCGGGTCTGGGTTGGATACAAAATGGAGAACATTGTCTGGGTCGTACTCAACGCCGCTAATTTGGACGAGATAGCCAAAATCTTTTGTTTGTGTGATAGACACGGCACTCGGCTTTATCGGAATTAAATCTTCCAAATATCCGTCTCTCGTCCTTGGATACACAAAAGCATTTCCATCTCCGTCCAAGAGCATTGTTCTGACGATGGTATACATTAGGCTTTTCCGTGTCATAAAGCGGTTGGGATTTATGTCTATCTTCCTCGACAACTCGTTTTTGATGCGAACGTCCCCGTTTGATGTATTTGCCATCAGGTGGATTGTCATGCTGGAAACTAAATCAGCGATTTTCCCAACCGCCATCATGATTTCCGGGCTGTTCGATAGTTTTGTATACCCTTGAACGCAAAGTGTCTCGTAGGCTTCTGGGCTGCACAGCCAGGTGGTGCTCTTGTCCATAGCGCGGAGCTTGATATTTTTTTGTTTGGTTTTCATTCCTCACCCCACCACGATTTTGCGGTACCGCTCTTCTCTAAAGCCTCCAGGTTTCGGATGCAAGCAAATACAGATGCGTCAAATATATCAATTCTTTGCTCCGGGTAAACTTTTTCGTACTGGACCATATCGTCTGTCTTTTCAATGGCGCTCACGTTTTGAACGCAGTACTCAAAAGCATCCGAGTGCATATAGTAAAGCTCCCCGTTTTTCGCTTTCTGTTCAATTCTCCGGAATCCTTCGGATTTTTTGTAATAATATTGCGGCTGGTCCACGACGTTAAAGCCAGCCCCTTTCATGCCGATAAAATATTCTCGGCAGAATTTACGGTCATGGCCCACCTGCTTGATTTTAAAGCCCAGCTTTCGGAGTCTAACGAACCAGTTCACCACATCCGCATGGTTTACGGTTGGACTGTTGCAGAGATCAAGCCACCCATCATCCTTCCAGCCAAATAAAGGTATTCCATCTTCATCCGCTTTTTGATGCGCGGCCACCACCGGGAACCACGCATGAGAAATAATGATGTCAACGTCCGCCGTTTCTCCATTCGGCTTTTTATACCCTTTCAACGTTCCATATAAGGCGGCCGCTGTTAGGTCGTGCATCTTAGATAAATCCGCTCCGCCATACCAGCTGATAGGCAACTTAGCCAGTTCTTCCATAGACCAGTTATATTGGCTATCGCTAGCTTGAAACTCATCCAAATTAAAGTACGCTCTGACCGCCGACGTATACACGTTCAAACTCTTCGCAAAAAAGTCTTTCCTTTGTTGGGGATCGTTTTGCGCCTGAATCGCGTCGTTCATAATGTCCGCCGGTCGAATAGAAACCCCATAAGCCGGGTTCGCCATTTCGTGGATAGTCGGATTTGTGTAATCTACATTTCCGTTTTCGTCCTCATCTGCCTTACAGATAAATACAAAATATTGTTCATCTATAGCGGTGCCATCAAGAATTTTCTTGCAATATTGCAGCCGCCGGTAACAAAAAGAATTCATATTGTCTCCGGCGGTCGTGATTCCGATCATCAGTTTATTGGTATAGGCTTTCATGGCCTCTTTGATGATGTTGTATTGCTTCGGAGTCTTGTAGGCGTGCATCTCATCTGCGATAGCTATATTGCAGTTAAGCGAATCCTGCCGATCCGGATTTGCAGCCAGTGCCTGTATAAAAATGGAGCCGTCGCCTAAATCCCCCTGGATGCTGTGCTCCTGATTGTTATCGATTACTCGGAAATTTTCTTTCTCACCCATCTGCTCTAAATTGAAGTTGATAAAATTGAAAGATTCCAAAGATTGTTTCAATGCAGCCGCAACAATGTATACTTTGCTTCCGCTTTTCCTCTGGAGTATTCCGAGCGCCCAGGCCAAAGCCGCCGCAAAAGATGTTTTGATGTTCTTACGCGGGATATAGATAAGCGCCTCTTTAAATCTCCTGTTCTTTGTCCCTTTGTGAAAGAATCCGAGCATATTGTATATCTGGAATTTATGAAAAGGTTCCAGAAGAAACGGTGTTCCTCTAAGAGGCGTGCCGTCTAACCGCTCTCCCTGCGCATGGACAAAAGTTTTTTCAATAATTCTGATTACAAATTCGGCATCAGACGGGCAAAAATCGTAATTGTCATTTTTTAAATCATTTAAAAACCTCTGGCAGACTTGCTTCAACTCTCGGCAGGCAATTTTATTCCCCGAAACAACACTTAGCGCATATCCCATAACAATATCTTCGTTTGGGTAGCGTTTATCCTTCACCTTTTATTGCCTCCGCAAGTATGGATTTCTTTTGCTTTTTTTGCTTACCATTGTCTACCTGTGATTTTGGGTTTAACATCAGTCTGTCAGAATATTGCAGGATGTCTTTTCTTAGAGCCTCCATTGTGAGCGAAAGCGGAGACTTCTTTTCTCCACCATCCGCTGTTTTTGTTGAATACTTAAATGATTTTCCGTTTTCATATTCTCTCGAAAGGCGCTCGTATTGCTCCCTCAAGCCGGAATAAATGTCTATAATCGGGTCATATTCCGGCCTGTAATTCCCCATTGTTTTCATACTACTAATCGTATT